CGTAGAAGGTCACGAGCTGCCAGCCGTCGACGGGCGAAGACGCCACGGCCTGACGCTGCGAGGTCGGCTGAATGCCAACCGGGAGGCCCGTGATGTAGTCGGTCGCCGTCGTGAAGCTGAACGAGCCGCCAGCCCCGAGCGTGAACGAAAACTCGAGCGTGACGAGGTTGCCGACCTGCGTGTAGCGCCCCGCGAAGGTCGTGTTCACCGCAGGCGCGGCGACGGTGACGGTCGGCGTCCACGCGATCGAGCTGCTGATCTGCGCCGTCGTCTGCACTGCGTACCAGCTCGTCGAGGTTGCGTCGTAGCGCAGCGAGAACGACGAGTTCGCCGAGAGGGCGCCCGGGGCTCCGACGACCGCCGTCGCGCCGTTCAGGGCCACCGTGAGCGCGCCAACCGACTGCGAGCAGACGACGAGGAGCTCGAGCCCGTCGGCGAGCTGCGCAGCCGGCGGCGGCGTGATCGTCATCGACGCGAAAGGCGCGGTCGGCGTGATGAAGAGCCACGTCGACTGCGTCGTGCTCGACACCTGCACGTTCGTCCCGTTGACGTTCGGCGAAGCATACTGCTTCGCGAAGTTCGGGTCGATGAACGCCGTCTCGAAGTAGTCGACGAGCGCCGTCAGCGACGCCTTGCGCGCGTCGCCGTTCGATGCGGAGTACACGGGGATTTGATCCGCTCCCGTGAGCGTCTGAATCTGCGCAAGCTGGTTGATCGTCGGCATCGTGTCCTCACTCGAAATCGAACGGGCCGTCTTGTCCGGTCAGTAGCGGCTCGACGGGGTGCGGCATGTAGGGGTCGCCCTGCGTCGACCAGGGCTTGTTTCCGGCGCCCACGGGGAGCGTGCCAGGGTAGCGCATCGGCGTCGGGGACGCAGCGCGGACGAGGATCGTGTTGAGCGCCCCGCGCGCGGTCGTCATCGTGCCCGGGAGCACCTGCTTCCCGTAGCTCGGCGCAATGCGGCACGCGAGGTTCGTGATGACCGCCTCGTTCGCACGGTCGGGGACACCCGACGGCGCGTCGAGGTCGGAGAACTGAGGCGAGCCAGGGAGCGGGTAGCCGAGACGGAGGCCGCGCTCGTTCCACTCGGCCATCATCGCGTCGAGGCGGCGAAGCGCGGTCGCGAGTTCCTGCGCCGTCAGGTTGAAGACGTAGTCGGCGAGGCCGATCTCCGTGAACGCCGCTTCGAGGAACTGACGCTTCGAGTAGCCCATCGTCAATCGCCCTTGCCTTCGAGAGCCTTCGTCAGTTCGACCATGAGGCGACGATCGCCCCACCGCTTGTCGACCTTCACGCCGAGCTCTTCGGCCTTCGCCTCGAGCTCCTCGCGCGTCGGCGGCGACTCGTCAACGGAGCTCACGTCTTCCGCGGCCTGCTCAGGAGCGGCGACGGGCTCGGCAGGCTTCGGCGCGACGCCTGAACGGTCGAGCGTGTAGCCGTGGCGGAGTCGATGCTCGAGCGTCGCGCGCTCAAAGACGCGCTCGGAGATGACGCGCCCGTTCGCCTTGCGGAAGACGTAGACGGAGATCTCACCGATCACTTCGCCGCCTTCTTCGCCTTGCGGGCGGTGTTGAGCGCGATGGCGACGGCCTGCTTCTGCGGCTTGCCGGACTTCATCTCCGTCTTGATGTTCTTCGAGATGGACTTCTTCGAGTAACCCTTCGTCAGCGGCATGGCCCGCACGGTAGCACGCGCAAAGCAAAAAAGAAGGAGCGACCGAAGCCGCTCCTCCTTTCGCCGGTTGGCTGGCTTTCACTGCCCGAAGAGCAGGATGCCGCACATCTCGGTGTTGAGCACCGCGGTACCGAAGAGCACGTCGAGGCGGAAGCGCGTCGTCGAGGTCGGGAGGTCGAACTGCTTCTGCATCACGACCTCGATGCCCTGGTCCGTCGTCGCGCGCATGACGGCGACACCGGCGTTCTCGGGGATCGCGAGGCGACCCGGGAGGATCTCGATCGCCGACTTGTGCCAGAAGCAGTTGAGGTCAGCGGTCACGGTGTTGAGGAAGGTCACCTGCGCAGCGGCAAGACCGGCACCCGCGCGCTCGCAGTTCTTGTACTGGAGCTCGGCCTCGGACGGCGCGTTGTCGGCGCTGATGATCGGCGGGGTGATGGTGACGTTGTTGCCGGCGATGGCAACGACGCGGAACGTCTTCGGCTGGCCCGTCGGCTGCTTCGTGATGAGGTGCACCGCCTCGATGCCCTCGATCGTGAAGGCGTCGCCCACGTTGAAGAGCGCGCCGTTGTTCACGACCACGGTCTGGAAGCGGTTGTCGACGTTGAGGACGCCAGCGACGGTGACGTCGGTCGCCTTCGGGACGAAGTTCGCCTGCGCGCCGTTCGTCGCGATCGTCGCGGCGCCGACCACCTGCGTGTTGCCCGTGAGGCGCAGCGCGTAGTCCTGCTTGTAAGTGTCGAAGCTCGACACCATGCCGACGTACGCGCGCTCGAACGCCTTGTCGGAGCGGTTGTTCTGCCCGAAGGAGCGCGTCGAGCCGACGACGTTGCCCGCGAGGCCGTTGTAGCTGCGCGAGGAGAGCGAGAGGTAACGGTTGTCGCCCATGACGCCGGTCTCGTTCATGAGCGTGTCGCAAAGCGCGATGTCGTCGAACGAGCCCGCGGGGGTTTGGATCGGGACGACGAGCGAGCCGAGGCCCGAGGCCGCCTGCATGAGCGCGACGTTGATGTCGGAGGCAAGCTTCTGGTTCGCGCCCGCCGCGAGACGGCCTTCCTGAAGCGCGTCGCGGAGCTCGGTGCTCGTCATCGCCCAAGCGGAGGTCTTGACCGTGGTGATGCTCGCCGGAACGGTGAGCTGCGTCTTGTCGCTGAAGGTGACGCCAATGCCGGGCGTGCTCGTGACCGAGGTCATGATGTACGGCTGCGGACGCCAGACGGTGCCGAAGTTCGCGCCCGCGGGCGAGATCGGCGGGACGGGGACGCCCGGCATCGCCGTCGTGCGCGCCGCGTCCGTCTGGTTGTAGTTGTAGACGTTGACGTTGCGCGACATCACGAGCGCGTCGTTGAAGCCCTCGAGGAGCTGATCGAAGGCAACCTTCTCTTCTTTGGAAAATGCGTTGGCCATGGTCTGAATCCTGATGAATGGGTGGGGAAACTACTTCTTCGCCTGCGCGCGAAGCTTCGCCTTGTACGCGACGACGCGCGAGCGGTCGCCGGTCCGGTCTGCTTCTTCTTCGAGGCGTTCGAGGACTGAGTCGGTCGCACCCGATACGCGCGTGTTGGACCTCACGACGGTTTCGGGGGCGGATGCGGGTTTGCGGGGCGTGACCTTCAACTGAGTCTCCAGCTTGGCCACCGCGAAGGCGAACTTCACGGGGTCGGTGATGGCGCGGAGCTCGGCGAGCTTCGTCGAGTCCTTTCCGAGCGCGTACGTCACGAGGGCGGGGTTCTCGGCGCCGGAGACGATGATGCCTTGCTGCGTCACGTCGAGGGCGTCGGTCACCGCGTGTTCGGCCTCCTCGTAGTCGCGCACGCGAAGGGATGCTTTCGCCTTCGCGTACCCGTCGAGGCGGGCTTGCCACGCTTGCCGCTGCGTCTCTTCGGCCTGCTTCTGCTTCTGCGCGTGCTCGTCGTGAGCGCGCTTCCGCTCGAACCATGCCGAGAGGGCCGCTTCGTACTTGTCGGCTTCGTAGTCGAGGTCTTCGAGCTTCGGCTTTGCCCCAAGCGCCGGCGGTGTGTTCTCGACCGGCGGGGCTGCTGCCTTCAGCTTCACCTCGTACTCGCGCACCTTGCGCTCTTGCTCGCGCAAGAGCTTCCGCAACTTGTTCACCAACTTCGGGTCGCGTTCCTCCGATGCTGGTGCTTCTGGCGGCGGTGCGTCGCCAACGGTGACGATGACCTCGTCCTCGACCGCGTCCTCGTCCGGTTCGGGGGCCTCGGCGGGTTGCTCGCCTGCGGGCTCCGGCTCTTCGGCCTCGGGTGCTTCGACGACTTCTTCGACCGTCTCCTGCTCTTCAGTTGTCATTCTCGTCGCGCTGCTACTCGGGCATCGGCTGCCCGGATGCCGGTGTCGGCGGTCGCGCGGTAGTGGCTCGCGCGATCGCTTCTGCCGTCTTAATGGCTTGACTCTGCGCGGAAATGTTGACGTTTGCAAG